CAAACGCTCCCCTCCCTTTTAGGTATACTAAACAGTTGGGAAATTGATCATGAGCAATGAAAATGATCTTGATAAAAATGATGCGGTTTTTGAATCTCCGCAGGTCAAAAATGCCAAGAATTCTCTGCGGCCGACTGACTTCGGCCAGCGCGGCATGGCATTTTGGAACGCGATGGATGGTCCACATGAGACCAACCCACAGCGGATCGTGCTGCTGGTCGAGATAGGCCGGGCGCTGGACACCCTCGATCAGATCCACCGGGTGATCAACGGCGACGAAACCGCGATGTTCTCGTTCGAATTCGACGGCGCGGTGATCGAGTGCCGCGTGGACAAGGTGCTCATCGAGCGCCGGCTCACCTGGTCGGTGGTCAAAAACCTGATCGGGCAACTGGACGGTTTGGATACCGAGGTCGGCAAGTTGAAGCGCGGCAACGCGGAGGCCGAGCGGACCGCGGAGTCCGAGAGCGAGTTCACCCAGCGGCTGCGCCACCGCGAGGCCAAGCGCGCAGGCGGTGCCCAGTGACGTTCCGAGTGGGCAGCAAGAACCCGCACACCGTGTACTGGTCGCCGCTGGAGGAGCCCGACCGGTTCGTATGCGTGGCGATGTCGGCCATTGCGGCGCGCCAGATCGCACGTGCTCTGAATTTCGCACCCGACTGCGGCCCGAGCATGCTCGCGTCACTGCCGAAAGTTCCGAAGTCGGACGGTGCTCAGTGATCCCGGACGCGCGGCCCGACGACTGGTGCGAGTGCGCCCACGCGCGGGATGAGCACGGCGAGACCGGCACATGCCTGGGCAACCACCGGATCGAGAATCCGAGTTTCGACCCGGGCGAGGCAGACACCGAAAACGCCGAATGCTACTGCACGAAATTCGAGCTCTGGTACCACTCCGATGGCGGTGCCCAGTGACCAAACAGGACGCAGCATTTCTGATCCTCGTGTTCGTGTGCGCGATGACCGCTATGGTGGCAGTGGTATTCGCGCTCACGAGCTCGGCGTAGGAGGCTGTCGTGCCCAAAGCACCCGAGCGCGTGCACATCGCTCGCCGGCCGATCGATATCAGCAAAATCACCGGCTCGCGCACGCCGCGCATCCTGCACCTGCCGACCAGCGCGGTGGGCCCGGACGATGAGGATGTGGACCTGTGCCGTCACCTCTGGCGGATCGCGCAGATGAATCTCATGCCGTGGCAGGATGATGTGCTGGTCAGCGCGATGGACCTGCGCGAAGATGGCCGGTGGGCCGCCGATGAAGTCGGCCTGGTCGCCTGCCGGCAGCAGGGCAAGACAGACATGGTGGTAGCGCGCATCCTGTCCGGCGTCTATGTGTTCGGCGAGAAGGAAATCACGTATTCGGCACACCGTGACGAAACCGCTGCTAGCATCATGGAACGCGCGATCTCGATCATCCTCGGCAGCAAGGAACTCAGCGACGAGCTACTCAAGATCGACGATGCGAACGGCCGGCGCGGGCTGCGTTTTCGCAACGGCGCGCACGTCCGGTTCAAGACGCGCTCGGCGAAAACCGGCCGTGGTCTGTCCGGTGACCTGTTGATCCTGGACGAGTCGTTCGAACTGCCGGTGGCGATGTGGGACGACATCTCGCCTACCGTCGCCGCGCGGGCCAACCCGCAGGTGTGGCTGCTGTCCACCGCGGTGGACGAGTCGAAGCACGTGCACGGCGTCGTGCTGGCACGATTGCGTAGCCGCGCGATGTCCGAGCCGCCGGAGGAGAACTTGCTCTACATGGAATGGTCGGCGCAGCCCGGCCCAGACCCCAAGAACCCACTCAAGGGCATGCCGAACCCGATCACGTCGATTATCGCCATGCGGCAGGCCAACCCGAGTCTGGGCACCGGTGTCGACTCGCTGGTGCGCGAGGACTTCTTGATCAGCAAGGCGCGCGCGGCCGCCAAGGGTGGTTCGCGCGGATTCGCCACGGAGTATCTCGGTATCGGCTACTGGCCGGACGATCCGGAATCGGGCGTGCAGGACCTGTCGTTGCTGCCCGAAGAGGTCATGCAACGCCACGTCGCTTCGGTGGCCGCAGTCCGTCCAGAGTGGCCGGTGTGCATCGGCGTCGATATGGACCCGAGCCGCAAGCATCTCTCGATCGGCGCGGCCACGCTGATCCGCGACCAGGGCACGCGCATCCACCTCGAGGTCGGCCGGCACGAAGCCCCCACCCGCAACATGCTGCGGTACCTGATCAAATTGGTGTATCGCTGGGACCCGGTGGCCGTGGTGATCGACGGCCGGTCCGGCGCGGCCGCCTGGAAATCCGAGCTGGTGAAAGCGGGCATCGAGCCGGAGTTCACCACGGCCTCGCAGCTCGCCGCCGCGTTCGGCGCGCTGCAGGACGACATGATCCATGCCGGTCCGGAGACCATCTCGTTCGCGCAGGACCCGTTGCTGTTCGCCGCGGTGGACTCGGCGCGCAAGCGGGACCTGGCCGGTGGGTGGGGCATCACGCAGGCCGGCACGTCGCCGGTGTGCCCTTGGCAGGCGGTCGCGCTGGCCCGGTGGGGCCTGATTGCGCTGTCTGACACGTCGGCACCGGCGACCGGCGCGTTCGAGCCCGAATCGAAGCCCAAAGCCACTGGCGAAGAAAAACGCCAGGTCAGCACTGCTGTTCGGACTGACAACCCGGCCGCGCTGATGAAGATCGATTCGATGAACGACGTGGACCTCTTCGCCGTGCGTTTTTGATGATGTACTGTCACGGTCAAGGGATCGTCCAAACGTCCCATGACCGGAGGTGCGCACGTGAGCGATAACGGCTTTCCGCCGCTACCGCCGCCACCGCCATCCTTGCCGCCGGTTCAGGTGCGCGCAGAGGGTATGTTCGCCGTCACGGCGACGCCGGCATTCGCCGCGCCGACTCCGAAATCCGCGCCCACCTCCGAGCTGGGCTACGTCAACCAGTACGCCAATACGACGTGGATCAACCCGGACCCGCACGAGCTCAATCCGGACCTGAAATGGCCGCGCTCGCTCGCCGTGTTCGACGCGATGACCACGGAATCGCAGGTCACCAGCGTGCTGCGCGCCGTGCAGCTGCCCATCCTCGGGACCCGGTGGCGCATCGATCCCGCCGGAGCCCGCGACGAAGTGACCGAGCGCGTCGCCCGGCAGCTGAATCTGTCCGTGGTCGGTCAGGATGACCCGCCGCCGAACCGCCAGGGCCCGCGGTTCCAGTTCCACCAGCACCTGTTCTGGTCAATGCTGTCGCACCGCTATGGCCACATGTACTTCGAAAAGCTGTTCGCCATTCGCGATGACGGCCTGGCCGACCTGATCAAGCTGTCGCCGCGCATGCCACGCCGAATCCAGCGTATCGACGTGGGCAACGATGGCGAGCTGGTGAGCATCAAGCAGAACCCGGCGGTGAACACGTCCGGCCTGCCGACCGGTGTCGGGCTGATCGAGATCCCGGCCAACCGGCTCGTGGCCTACGTCAATGAGCAGGAGCCCGGCGACTGGATCGGCCGGTCGCTGCTCCGCGCGGCCTACAAAAACTGGCTGCTCAAAGACGAGCTGCTGCGGACGCAGGCCGCGACGATCCGGCGCAACGGGATGGGCATCCCGGTCTACAAGGGCGGCACGGTCGGCGAGGATCTCACCAACGGCTGGTCGATCGCACAGCGGCTCCGCGCCGGTGAGCAGTCCGGCGTTGCGGTGCCTTACGGCGCGATGCTGACGCTGGAGGGTGTCACCGGCACGCTGCCCGACGCGAGCTCGGCCATTGCCTACCACGACGCGCAGATGGCCCGCGCCGTCCTGGCGCACTTCCTGAACCTCGGCCAGCAGACCGGCAGTTGGGCGCTGGGCGCGTCGTTCCAAGATTTCTTCACCCTGTCGTTGCAGTGGATGGCGCAGATGTTCCGCGACGAATTCCAGACGCAGGTGGTCGACAACATCGTCGATATCAACTGGGGCACTTCCGAGCCGTCGCCCAACCTGGTATTCGAGCCGATCGGATCGCAGCAGCCGCTCACCGCGTCCGTGCTGCTGGCTCTGCGACAGGCCGGCATCGTCATCCCGGACCGTGACCTCGAACAGTTCGCTCGGGACGCCTACGGGCTGCCCGTGAAGACGGTGCCCTCGCCGGGCGACCCGGCGTACCCGGACACCGGCAGCGGCGTCGACAGCTCGAACAGCGGCAGCGGATCACCCACCCCGGCCGAAGACGGCGCGTCCGCCGGGCCGCCGAGCGGTGACGCGTGACGCCGCGCGCCGGGGACTTTGGCCTCGTTCGCATCAACGGCTACGCCGGCCGGTTGATCAGGCTCGGCCAGGCGCTCAACGGTGACGGCTTCTCCGAGTTCGAGCACGCGGTGCTGTGCCTCGGCGATGACGAGCTGATCGAGGCCGAGCCCGGCGGCGCGCGCGTCATGCCGCTGTCCGAGTACGACGGGACGAACATCGTCTGGTCGGACTGGCCGCTCACCGGCGCGGCGCGCATGTCTATCGCGACGCACGGCCGCACGCTGGCCGGGGTGCCTTACTCGGCGCTGGACTACTTCGCGCTGGCTGCCCACCGGCTGCACATCCCCGCGCCCGGGTTGCGCGACCGGGTGGCGAACAGCCACCACCTGATCTGCTCTCAGTTGGTTGACGAGGCATACTTCGCGGCCGGATTGACCATGTTCGATGACGGGCGGTGGTCCGGATACGTCACCCCGGGGTCGTTGGCGCGGGCGCTGCACGGGCCGGTGACGGCATGACCGCGCCGCGCGCCGTGATGCAGCCGACCGACCAGAGCACCGGCACCGACACGCCCGACACCGTGAACAACCTGATCGTGGACATCCTCGGGTCGCAGCACATCACGGTCACCGAAACCACGCTGTGGAGCGGCACTCTTGCGCACTGCCCATCGTGCGACGGTAACAACTGGTTTCCCGACACGCCGGAATACCACTGTGTATTTTGGAATCGCGCTGTCGCGCTGGGGGTGATCTCATGACGGTCACCGTTCCCGAGCCGCCGATCTTGGTCACCCTGCGAGACGTCGAGCTCATGCGCGTCGGCGAGTGGGACATCTCTACCGGGATGTTCTATGCCACACCGGATGTTCTTGCGCAGGCGGTTGCCGCACTGACCTGTCCGGCCGTGCGCAACCCGATCATCAAGTTCGGCCACACCGACCCGCGCGCCAGTGGCGATGGTGAGCCGGCCGCCGGGTACATCACGAACATTGCGTTGGCGGACAACGGTTCCACGCTCACCAGCGACTGGTGCGGCATGCCGAAATGGTTCGCCGACATCCTGCCCAGCGCCTACCCGGACCGCTCGGTCGAGGGTGAATACGATCATGTGTGTCAGCTCGGCCACACCCACCCGTTCGTGCTCACTGGTGTGGCGCTGCTGGGCACGGCCCGGCCGGGCATCGGCACGTTGGAGTCGCTCAATCTGCGCACCGTCGCCGAGGCGTACGGGGTAGCAGCAGCAGAACGCGGCAGCGGAGTTCCCGTTGTCCTACCGATGAGAGCAGGTAACGCTATGGCTGCCGCAGCCATCTCGGCACAGGCCACCACCACCGACTTGATGCAGCAGTTCTACGACCAACCAGCCGTGGAGCAGAACTGGTGGATCTGGGTCGAAGAGGTGTTCATCGATCCGGCTCAGGTCATCGCCGAAGACGGGTCGGACAACACTCTCTGGTCCTACGATTACACAGTGGACTCCGAGGGAGTGTTCACGTTCAGCGACCCCAAGCAGGTGTTGCGCACCTACGTCGCCGCGTCGGCCAAGAAGCCCGCTGTCGCGTTCGCGAGCATGCAGGAGTCTCGGCCGGCCGCGCATGCCGCGCTTGCCGCGCGCAAGGCGTTCGCGTCGGCGGAAACCACCGGCACCGAGCCGGAGAACAACCCGGAGTCCACTCCGGACAATGAGGAAGGGAAATCGACCATGGCTCTGACCGATGAGCTGCGCACTCGGCTCGGTATCACGGACGAGAACGCGGACGAGACCACCATTCTGGGTGCGCTGGATGAGGCGCTCAACACCGCTGCGGCCGACACCGACGTGGCCGCGGGCGCTGGCCAGCCGGCCCCCGAGCCGCCCGGCACGATCCGAGTGGACGCGGCCACTTTCGAACAGCTCCGCGCCGACGCCGAATCGGGCCGCCTGGCTCGCGCCGAGCAGATCAGCGCCCGGCGGTCCAGTCTGGTCGACGCCGCGGTGCGCGCCGGCAAGATCGCTCCGGCCAGCCGCGACGGCTGGTCGTCCTACCTGTCCGCGGGCAACGCGGACATGCAGGCTGCGGCCGAGAAGCAACTGAACGAGCTGCCGGCCGGCACCGTCCCCACCTCGCTGATCGGCCACGGCCAGAACGAGCCCGGCACCGTCACCGCGTCCGCGCCGGTGTCCGGCTGGGTCGTCCCGACCGGCGTCCGCGCCGGCAACCAGGCCAACGACTGACCGAATCCCGGTCACTGGTAAGGAAAGGATCACCACATCATGGCCAACGAAATGACCGGGATCTACGACGACGGCGACGATCTGACAGCGGTCACCTCCGCTGCTGTGGTCGGTCGGCGATTCGTCTCGGTCTCCGCAGATCGCAACGCCACCACCGGCAACATCACCGTGGCCACCACGGCCGCCGGTGCCCGTGCGCATGGCGTCGCCAAGTACGACGCGGCCAGCGGGGCCGTTGTCGGTGTCGCCATGCGCGGCACCAGTCGGGTCTACCAGGTGACCGCTGACAACGCGACCATCGCCGCGGGAGTGGATGTCATGGTCGGTGCCAGTGGTACCGCCAAGACTTGGGTCTCGACCAACGTGGCGGTGGGATACGCCATCGCGGCTTGCGCAGCCAACGGTGTCGCTCAGGTAGTGATGTACTGACCGGGTTTCCGGTTGACCGTCCAGAAAGGACACGGATATGACTAGCCCGAACCCGGTTACGTTCCCCCTCGGCCCTCCGACAATCTCCGGGAATATCATCTCGGTCGATGAGGCGCTG